TGACTGGCAAGGGCCAGCCGCAAATGGATCCTAATATGCAGCAGCCACCAATGCCTCAGGGCGTTCCAGTGCAGATGCCGCCTCCGCCACAGCCTCAGGCTGGTCCGCCTATGCAAATGCCTATGCCTCCAATGCCCGCGCCTCCTATGGGCGGTCCGGGCGCTGGTCCTGCGCCAATGCCGCGCAAGGCTGGTGGCCGCACCTATCGTTCTTACAGTGATATGGATGCAGGCGCTGGTAGCGGTCTGGGTCGTTTGGAAAAGACGGAGATCCAAAAACGTAAGAAGTGATTGAGTTTGGGCGGCGTTGGTTGGAAGAACGTCGCCCAATATTTTATTTTATGGAATTATATTGATGAACTTTAACAACCTGTTTGAATTTGAGTTGATGAAACTCATTGAGGCGCGCATCGCCTCCCTTTCAGAAAACATCACAAACGCACATGCAGTCGTTGATTATTCCGACTACAAATACCAAGTTGGTAGGATCGCGGGTCTTCGCGAGTTTGAAGACCTGCGTGATGAGGTTAATAAAATTATTTCTGAACGATAATATGGAGAAAAATTAAATGCCACATATGAATATGACCCATGAAGAAGACCCAAAGGAACTGATCCTTCAGGCACTGGGCGATATTGAAAAGTTCAAAGTGTTCCACAACGAAGTGGTTGTCGCTGTGTATTTGCGTCCAGAAAAGACCAAAAGCGGCATTTACCTGCCGGATCAGCACCGTGACGAAGACCGTCATCAAAGCAAGGTCGGCCTTGTCGTTAAGATGGGATCTGAAGCTTTTGACGATCCCAACGGCAATTGGTTCCGGGGCATGGACGTAAAGCTGCATGATTGGGTTGTTTATCGCCCTTCAGACGGCTGGACAATCACCGTCAACAACGTGCTTTGCCGTGCGTTGAAAGATACAAACATCCGGGGCAGTGTCCCACATCCTGATATGATCTGGTAAGGAGGCTAAAATGTCTATCGAAGATAACGTAGAAGACCAATTAGAAATTGATCTGGGCGACGATCCACAGCCAGCAGAAGACATTATTGTCGAAAAATCAGAGGATAAGGCCGCTGAACCCGACCCGGTAGATAACACCCTTGATACCCTGAAGGCGCAGTTGGACGAAGAGCGCAAAGCACGTCAGGAAGCACAGCGCCGCGCAAGCGAAGCTGAATATTCGGCGTATGAGGCAAAGGGTGAGGTGCAGGACACAAGCTTGCATCTGGTGTCTAATGCCATTGATACAGTTCTTCAGAACAACAATATCCTCAAGGCAAATTACCGTGACGCAATGGCTATGCAGGATTATGACGCTGCGGCTGACATTCAATCGGAAATGTCTTCTAACGCAGCCAAGCTTCTTCAGCTTGAGCAAGGTAAGCAGGCGCTGGAAAATCAACCACGTCAAGCAGCCCCAACGCCTTATGTTTCTGACCCTGTTGAGGCTTTAGCATCGCAGCTTTCGCCGCGCTCTGCTGATTGGGTGCGTCGGAATCCGCAATTTGCGACTGACCCGCGCTTGTATCAAAAGATGCTGGCAGCACACAATCTGGCTATGGCAGATGACATTCCTGCGGATTCAGATGATTATTTTGACGCGATTGAAGACACGCTGCGTCTTCGCCGTCAGGATAATAACCGTGATTATGACGCCATGGCTGACGCTGCAAAGCCAACGCAGCGCCGTTCAGCACCACCCGCAGCCCCTGTTTCGCGCAGTGGTGGAGGCGGTGGAAGCAAGCCAAATCGTGTGACACTTACCGCAGCAGAGCGCGATATAGCCGACATGATGGGCATGACGCCTGAGGAATATGGCCGCAACAAGCTTACTCTTCAAAAAGAAGGCAAGATGAATTAAATTCAAGGAGTATTATTATGGAAACTATTGCACCAAAAAAGCGCGGACGCCCACCAAAGGTCAAAGAGGCCCTTGATCAGGCAGCCCAAAGTGCCGCAGAAGCGGTAAACATAGATGCTTTGGAAGAGGCATATGAGCCCCTTGCTGTTGCTCCAGAGGCAACGCATGCGGATATTACGCCAACAATTCGCGAGGATATTAGAGCCCCTATGCGTGAAGAAGATCCCCGTACCCGCGCTGCGCGCCGTGCAGCAGAACTTCGTGATCACCTTGGCGATCTGGATGAAGGCACTGATGACTTTTTCATCAACAAGTCCGATATTCCACCGGGCTGGGAATATGAATGGAAGCGTAAGCTTTTGATGGGCGCTGAAGATCCTGCATATCAGGTGGCACTGGCCCGCGCTGGTTGGGAAGCGGTTCCGACATCGCGTCACCCATCCTACATGCCAAATAGCGGCAATCACCCAACGATTGAGCGCAAGGGTATGGTCCTTATGGAGCGTCCGTCAGAAATATCTGAAGAGTCCCGTGCAATTGAATTGCGCAAGGCGCGTAATCAGGTCCGGCAGAAGGAAGCCCAGCTAAATTCCGCAGAAGGCGGCCAGTTTGAGCGCGCAAATAAAGACCAGTCACTGGTCAATATCCGGAAATCTTACGATTCAATTCCAATTCCGCAGTAAGGAAATTGGGTAAATGGGGCGGCTATATGCCGCCCTTTTTATTGCAATGTTGACAAACTAACAAAATTAAACGATTAATGGGTTACTTCCCCCGGTGCGGAGGTTCAAAAAACCCAGTCTTAGTCGCCCCGGTGCGCGATGATGGCTTCCTAAAAAGGAGATCCGTCATGGCAAATACTTTTGCGCCTTTCGGTTTTAGCCAGTTAAGTGGAACTGGTTCTGCTCCGACTTACGAGCAGGTTGTGGGCTTTTGCGCTTACAATACCGCTGCTATGTATTTCGGTGACCCTGTTTTCCAGAACGCGAACGGTACGATTTATCCTACCACTCCCGGCGCTGGAATCCTTGCTGGCGTTTTCGTCGGCTGCAAGTATCTTTCAGTTTCGCAGAAGCGTACCGTTTGGTCGAACTTCTGGGGCGCTGCTGACGTAGCTTCGGCAAACACTGTTGAAGTTTACTACGTCAATGATCCGAATGCGAAGTTCTTGGCTCAGGTTGGTGGTTCGTCCTCAACTGGCCTCGCTGTCACCGACATCGGTGCCAACGTGCAGTTCGCTTACGGAACTCCTAACACGATGAGCGGCCTTTCGGGCGCGTACATCGACATCACTGTCACACCGACAACGACGTCCACACTGCCTTTCAAGGTAGTTGGCCTCGACATCGCCCCTCCGGGTTCGAATGGTACGGAAGCTGGCGCATACAATTATGCAATTGTTGCGTTCAACAACGTGTCCACTAAAACCCTAACCGGCATTTAAGGGAGTAAGGTACCATGGCTGTTAATTTATCAGCAATTAAAGACCTTCTGCTCCCCGGCTTGCGGGGCGTAGAAGGCAAGTACGAGATGATCCCATCTCAGTACGACAAGATCTTCACAAAGCATGATTCGAAGCTTGCGCTAGAACGTACCGCTGAAATGCGTTACCTCGGCCTTGCTCAGTTGAAGACTGAGGGCGGTCAAACGTCTTTCGATAACGGCGCTGGTGAGCGTTATGTCTACAACCAAGAGCATAACGAAATTGCTCTCGGCTATGCAATTACGCGCAAAGCCATCGACGATAACCTGTACAAGACACAGTTCCAACCTTCGAACCTCGGCCTGATTGAGTCATTCCAACAGACCAAGGAAATCTACGGTTCGAACATCTTGAACACGGCAACAACCTACAACGCCAATATTGGTGGTGATGGCGTAGCGCTTTGCTCGACTTCTCACCCAATTGATGGTGGTACGGTTGCCAACACGCCGACCACTCAGGTCGATCTGAACGAGTCCACGTTGCTTAACGCAATGATTTCAATCCGGACGAACTTCAAGGATCAAGCTGGTCTGAAGGTCTTTGCTCGTGGCCGTAAGCTTATCGTTCCGCCGCAGCTTGAGCCTGTCGCTATCCGCCTTACCAAGACGGAACTCCGTCCGGGTACAGCAGACAACGATGTCAACGCTATCCTCAGCACAAGTGGTGGTCTTCCAGAAGGCTACATGGTCAACGACTTCTTGACGTCGGCCTACGCTTGGTTCCTCCTGACCAACATCGACGGTTTGTCGTACATGGAGCGCGTCAAGTTCGAAACCGACATGCAAGTCGATTTCGTAACCGACAACCTTCTGGTCAAGGGCTATGAGCGTTACAGCTTCGGCTACTACAACTGGCGTTCGATCTTCGGTTCGTTCCCAACGTCTTAATTAATCGGCACCCCCTCTCTTAACGGGGAGGGGGAAACCTTTAAAGGAGGTCCCAATGGGTACTACTACTTTTACCGGGCCGATTAAGGCAGGCAACGTCCTTAACAGCGACGGCACCAATGTTCTTGCTGGTGCTGGCGGTGATAGCGGTATAGCCAATGTTGGTTATGCAGTTATGGCCCAGTCTGAGGCAATCACGCAAGCCACCAATGGTGCGACTGCTGGTGTCTACACGACTTCGATTGTAATCCCTGCTGACAGTCAAATCCTTAGCATTACGCTGACGGTTTCGGCTGTTTGGTCAGGTGCTGCAACAACGCTTGGCATTGGCACTACGGCTTCGGCCACGGCGCTGACTGCTGCTGCTGCTGTTGCAGGTGGCACAAAGGGTATCGTCAGCGCCAGTCCCGGCACTGTTGATGCAGCTATTGCCAACTGGACGGACGTTGGTTCGACTGACATTCAGGTCTTGGTTACATCCACAAATACGGGTACTGGTGTCGGCGTTCTGACCGTCACTTATATCCAGTCCAACAACCTCACGGTATAAGGAGACTCGATATGAAGGGTCGTAAATCACGCGCATCTGGTGGCGTCAATGAAATGGCGCAGGATCAAGCACAAAAGAACATGCGCTACACCTATGAAAGCAATGTCAACGAAGCGGCTGAAAAGCGTAAGCGCGGTGGCAAGACTGTCGGTAAAGTCAAAGGCATGGATGCTATGCACCACGCTGGACGCAAAGCCCGTAAGTCAGGTGGATCTTGCGATAACGGCAGTCCGTTTTCGTCCGCCCGCGCAGGAACCCCTGCAAAGGGTCGCAATGTCAGCGGTTCGTTGAACTAATCGCTAAGACTTTGTAAAAATAAGGCGGGGGCTTAGCGGCCCCCGTTTTACTATGGAGGGCAGCATGTCTGATACTTGGCAGCGTAAAGAGGGCCAGTCTAAATCTGGTGGATTGAACGACAAGGGGCGCGCTTCCCTTCGTGCAGAAGGTCATAACATCAAGCGCCCGGTCACCGCTGAGGAAGCAGATCGCAGCCCTGCGGCAGCAGATAGGCGCGATAACTTCCGTTCACGCATGTGCGGAATGAAAGAAAAACTTACGTCAGCAAAGACAGCGCATGATCCGAATAGCCGGATAAATTTAGCGCTTAAAAGATGGGACGTGAAGTGCTAGTCTAGCGCTTAAATAAGTGCTAATGTTACGGTAATTTTAGGCTTCTAGCCTCCTACGAAAGGTACGTTTTATGGCTTCCGGTATTGTTAACCAATCTATCAGTCGCGTTGGCGTCACTGAACCGTTTGAACT